GTGTCCGCTGTGGGAAATATTTTAAATACTGCCATTTTTACTTAGTTTAGAATGTTACGACCCTACCTTGAATGTCCAAATCTAGATATTTTAATTCAAATATAGATGGATCTAGAGATGGGTATATTACGTTGTTTAAAGTTCCTGCTTGAATATCGTAAGAATATTTTGAATAACCATTTGATTCGCCGTACTTGTTTACAATTTCTACTTTTTTAACAGTTTGAACGCCTTCCACTCGATCTAGCACTCCATAAACTTCTGTTAAAATAATTGGTTGATTTATTTGCCAGCGTTCTATATTAAAATAGTCTTGTAAAGTAACTAAACTTCTAGCTACTACATCTTGACTATTAAAATTAGGTCTAATTACTACGTCAAAATTGCAACCTATGTTTATAATAAAAGCAGGTTTTATTTTTATAGAATCAGTCATCATTCTATATTCTGACATGTAGCCTTGAATATTTTTTAATAACGAAGGCGTAGGTACACTTAAGTATCCAGATCCATCCAGACTTAATACGTACAAACTAATAGCCAATGGATCTCTTAAGCCAGAATTGTTTTCTAGATAATCTCTATATACTGAATCGTCTTTTGTTACATAAGCTTTAGAAACTTTACCAAACTGTGCAGGCATACATAAAGTTCTAGCCAAGTAATCTTCTTGAGTCACTGCTCTTAATTGACTTGGAAATTGTAATTGTGTGTTAAATCTTAATTCTTCAACAGAATCACCGTCTCCACCTCCAGCTGCTGGCGTCTCATTATTAGTAACTAAGGTGTAAGCAAAGCTTGTATTTCCTGAAATTGTTTTGGCTACTGGTCTTGTCAATTCGCCCTGTAAAACGTTGCTATTAGCGCCGCCTCCAACTAAATAGGTGAAAGTAATTGTAGTGCTTTTTGGTGCCAATCCGTAAGTTTGAGTGGTAACAAAGTTAGTTGGATCGAAAGAGCTCGACAACATGCTCAATCCTCCGTTAGTATTACCAACGCTTACTTGATTAGGATTAGGAAGCATTGCGCTATCTGCTACAGAGTTAATTCCAGGCCCAAACTCTATTTGTAATATAGCATTACTTTGAAATCTTGAAGTGAATCTTCTAGGAACCTGTAATTTTTGAATCATGTAAGGAACCTGATTCACATCGTTTATTGTAGTGTTTGCTACTGGATTCAAAATATAATCTTGAGCCAAATAAGGAACTTCGTACCATGTATTTCCATTAGAATCCACGGCGTTTAAAATAGTAATGATATTAGAATCTTGTAAATTAATCGTAGCAAATCTTTCTGCGCTACCAAAACTAAACTGTTGAGTTTTAATTTGACCAGATATAGCTTGAGTATTTTTAGTTAACAAGAAGCTAGTTGGATTGTTTGAAGAATCTAATGTATATGCAGCAACTTCTGTTGGGTCCAAAGAAGAAGACATTCTAAAGTCAATCTTATCTGAACAATAGAACGCGTTAGAACTGTTTATATTAGAAGCTACTTGCATTCCTTGATCTACACAAAATGCGTAAGAAAAATCTGGAACATATTTTCCTGCTGATAATTTAGATGGAACTTGTTGGTATACTTTAAGATCAACGATCGCTGCGCTTGTTACTTTTGGACGATAACCCAACATATAAGCCAAACTGTATAAGTTGTTCTTTTGTTTTGCGTATTGTAAAAAAGTTTCTTGTAATTGATTGTCCAAATAGAAAGATAAAACGTCTCCTACGTATGCAGCCATTTCAATAAACATGGTGCCAGGACTCGCTTGATTAAAGTCTTTGTAGTTTGTAGGATAGTAAGACTTAGCATATTCTATCAAATCGGCTTTGAAAGAACCAAAACTCTTATTAAGGTATTTAATATCTATATTGTTGTTCTGCATAATTAAGCGTTTTGTATTTCTAATACTACACCGTCTGTTTCTTTAGAGCTTTTTAATGTATAACTAAATTTTATTCTTATAGAACTAGTATTAGGATCTCCGTTAACATTTAGATCGGATATAGAAACATTAGGAAAGTTGTTCTCTATCTGAGATATTAAAGACTGTTTTATGTCGTCTAAAGAGGATTGAGCTATTTGTTCGAATAATCTAGATCTTAAACCTGCTCCAAAAGTGGGGTTAAAAGGTCTCTCTCTTCTATCGGTCAATAAGAAGTTTATCAAATTATACTTGGTCTGTTCTTTTGTACTGTACACAGAAGCAAATGCTATAGGAGCAGAAAATGGGATTTTTACACCTATTGCTTGAGAAGGTCTCAAATCGTCTTGCGATATTTGTCTTAAGTTGTATGCCATTATATAGCGCCTTTAGCTTTTAATTTGCTCATTAAATCAGAAAAGTCAGGAACTTCGTTTATTTGTACCATGCTTATATCCGAACTAGGTCTTGCTGTTGCCAACATACCATTTACGTCTCCTACAGCCACTTGCTTTGGTTGAAAGAAACTAGTTGGATCTATGCCTATTGAATCAGGACCAATGTCTGAAGTATTGAAAGACATATCATCCATATCACCCATTGCCATAGCAGTCTCGTTTAACATATTTGCCAAAGGATTGCCTGCGAAGTTGGGCTTGGGACGTACTGGTTGAGTATTCAAGGTCAATGGGACAGCTTTTTTGGCCGCTATTGATTCTTTTATAACTGGCTTTTCTACGTTAGATGATGCGATCTCCTTTATAATGGAGGGCATTTCTTGACGGATGGCTTTAACCACCTCTTCTTTTATCAATTTTCTAAGTAAATCTACTTGCGATACTTTTTCCATATCTTATAAATATTGGTTTATGATACTTTCTTTTTAATTAACGTACTATACCAGAACTATATTTTCCTCCTGGGTCGGTGCTCTTTAAATCAGTTTGTAAATTTTGCATTGAAGCTGCCATTAACTTTCTCATTCTTTTCCTTAGCTTTTTACCTCCTGGAAGGTTATTCGCAAAGGCATTAAGACCCAATCCATTCTCTTCATTTTCGTTATCGGGATCGTCCAATCCGCTATTAAGAATAGAAGTAACGTCTAAATCGTCTATTGTTATATCTGGATCTCCTAGGTTTGCCGACGCTTCTATTAAGATAACTAGATCAGAAGGATTCATTCCAGTGACAGACTTATTGGTATAGCCTCCAGCGCTCAATAACAACTTAACTTCATTTATTATAATGGTATCGTCGGAAGCATAAGTAGGAGCAGACTGAACTACCTTTGTCTTGTTTTTATCCAAACCAATACCAAATCTTCTTTTTATAGTCAAAGCTTGATCGGTTGTTTCTTCTGTTAATATTTCTATAGTGAAGTCTCCATAAGTCTTGCTCTTGTTATTCTCAGCGCTATAAAAATCGTCCATATATTTTTGAAGTGCGTTTGCCCCGTCTTTCAATTCCTGTATTGTATTATTCAAATCGGCTTTTAAATCCTCGTCACAACTGTCGCAGCTATTTAAATTTCTTGCTATCAATTCCAATTTAGGAATTATTATAACTACGTTGTTTAGTACGTAAGCACAAAGGCTTCTAATTAAAGTAAGAATTTCGTTTATCTGTGCCACTCTTTTTAAGAAATAGACCAAACCTGAGTTCATTATTATATCTTCGTAAGTGGCCGATATAGCTGTTTGTACTCCAACTGTATTGAATACTTGAGGTACTGGAATTCCAAAGAAAAAAGCTCTTAATTTGTAGAATATCTTTATCAATAGTAACGATACTCTAATTACCAATTGTAACAAAGAGATGTATTTGATTATACTCGCTATAATCTTAACTATCGATTTTACTGTTTTTATTATTGAATTTACAAAAGGAACAGCTTTTTTAGGGTCTAATATTTTATCAAAGTTTCTTAGTGCTTCGCTAATTTTTCCTTTTGTTAGTGTATCTATTTGTTGTAAAACTGATTTAGGATCGTTGAAAGCTTGAATAACTATACACACGGATCTAATTTTATTAATAGTGTCTATAGTAGTCGTAAAATCAGCGTCTGTAAAAGTTCTTAAATCTATTTTTCTATTTAAAGAAGCTATCGCGTTACTTATAAAATTGCTACTTATAATTGCTTGAGGAAAAGCTTGAGAGAATTCTGGATCTACTAATGAAGCAGAAGAATTTACGTCGTTTAGATCTTCTAATATTGAAGTAACTTGCGCTATAAGATTTTTTAATTCTCTTTGAGTTTGAGGATTATTAGATATGAAACTAGATACAGTCGTAGATCCTGCATAAAGAGCCATAAATTTATCTATGTATGTTTGTATTTCGTAAGCTAGCTTTTGTATTTGGAATTTCTTCTTTTCCAAAGATCCAGCAGTTGGCGGTGGAGCTTTCTTAGGGTCAAATTTTTGTAAGTTATCAGGTATTTGATTTGCTGCAAAACTAAATATAGCACAGAAATCTATACTAGCTATTAAGTTTAAAATCTTAACCAATCCCATATCCAATGGATTCGGAAATACAGCATTAGGATTCGATGGTTTCCCGTAAAATATTTTAGAAATTCCCTTTTTTATGCCGATAATTGCTTTAGAAATAATACCAGTTATTCTTTCCAAACCTGTAGAAAGATCTTCGTCGGGAATTAATTGCTGTAAATTAAATGTCGTAGCCAACTGATCCATTTGATTCCCAGATGATGCGGATTGTATGTATTCAGTTCCCCTTTCACCCGCTTCTCTTTTTAGATTAGCTTTCGTATTTCTAGTATCCGATCTAAATGCAGAAGCCGTTTTAGAAGCGGCCGCAGAATTTATTTCTTGCTGCCTTCTTAATCTATCATCTAAGTTTGGAGTATTCGCCATCTATCTTGTGAATGTATTTTGAGAAAGCACAGTTTGTAAAGAATTTTCCAATTGAGTAGCAGCAGCCTGTAGTTCTAAACCTTGATTTTTTATTACAGTTATAGATCTAGCTATATTCTCCTTATTCTCTCCAACTCTTCCCAAGTTTCTTCCTATTTCTTGTAATGCTGCTGAAAATAAAGTTAATTGAAGAACTAGACTATTTCCTAAAACCAAGCTTTCTCCTAACGCTCGAGCCTCGTGGCCTAATTCAATTATGTCAGAATCCAATATAATTTTTTCTTTTGCGTCTAGATTAATAGTTTCCGTAGAGCACAAAGATACCGCTCTTTTTCCTGCAAGAATTATTGCATCTTTTTTAGAATGTAATAAAATTCTATCTGAAGATAAAATTACCTGCGGACCTATAAATGGAAATTCTAATTTATCTAACATACTATCCTATTGCGTTTTTATCTTGAGTATTTGCATCAATTTCTTGGTTAGAAATTATTGGAGGATTGGATATTCTCACATTATCTGTTCTCTCTTGAGCTTGAGTTCTAATTCCACCAAAAGATCTAAAGTCAAAATTATTCAAATCCTCTATTATAATCTGTTGATCTTTTGTTAAATATATAGAAGAAAAATCTGTATTTATATTTTCCAAAGTCGGAGCAAATATATCTTTTGAATTTTCTGGGGTGCCTTGACCGTTTACAATCATTGTTATTGGACTACCTTGATCTCCCTTATTGGACCAATAGTTTGATTTTTTTACTTTTGGAGTTGTGCTTCCAAATCTAACAGACTGTCCGTATCTTGATTCTAGTATAATATCTCCTTCGAAAGGTTTTAACTTTCTGACACCGCTTGATTCTTTAAAGTATTCTCCCAAAAATAATTCCAAGTTAGTATCTCCTTGACCAGAAATATCTGGATGAGAAGCATAGTAGTCCAACAAAAATTCTTGGTACTCTAGCATGTTTGGAAATGCGCTGTGATTTGGATTAAATTTCCAAAGGTTATAAGGAGGTAAATAGAAAAGTTGTTTGGATTGGAAGTCGTCGTTCAAAGCTTCACTTGGTCCAGGAAATATTATTACTACTTCATTAATTAGCGGATATTGATTAATAAAACTAAAGAAGGGGTAAGCATAATCATTTACTTGTTTACTTTTACTAGTAGTTAAATTTGAATATAAAATTTCATAACTTATCTTACCGATGTCTCCAAAACTTTTAAAATCAGGATTGGCTTCATTGGTACCTTCTACTAAATCTGACAATACAATACTTTTTACTCTTCCTATAATATAGAAAAAACCTGATCTAGAAACTTCGGATCCTTGCGATCTTCCTGTTTTGTAATTGTCCCCCATTATGCTTTTGGTAATTGTTTAGCTCCGTTTCCTATTGAAGTTACCTCGCTCATTAATTGTTCTATATCTTTCTCGCTTAAAAGTCCTCCATCTTCAACAGATTTATCTTTTGCATCCGCGGACTTTTGGAAAGCACTAAGTATTTTCATCAAAACTTCGTCGTTCTTAAGGCTAGAATCTAATAAGCCCTTGATCATGGGTACCAAAACGATAGCATCACCAGGGCCTTCAATCATATCTGCCAAACGTAATATCTCTGATTTTATTGTTGAGTCCTGAGACTTGTGCTTGTTGTATACCTCTTCCACCAAATGCGCCAAAGTCTTGCCAGGGAAGATTTCTTTTTCAAGTTCCATATACTTTTTTAAATAAATATTACTGGTCAACGTTTTCAATGTGGTGATCCAGTACTTCCTTGTACACGACCTTTAGCTTTTTAATCACCTTTGTAATAGTGTTGGACTGACAGTCTGTGATCTCTTTTATGTATATGAATAGCGCCTTCTTATTGAATATGTCTATGTTTTCTCTCTTTTTGAATACCTCTAAGATAGCATCAGCAACCTTGATCTCGCCTTCTTTGTCAAATAGTGTAGATAAGTTATCGTCTACGTGCTTTATGAATTGATCTATTACAGAGACTCTATTAATATCAGAAGACTCAGGCTCAAGTATCAAAGTTTCATGGGTGCTATTAGCATTGTCGATCTCCTCTACTTGTATCTTAGAGACCATTTTTTTGTAGTTCTTTTGATTGTAGATGATCAAGTATCTCTTTGCAATAGTGCCAAAATATGAATACGCCTTGCCCTTTGATTGATCGTAAAGGTGCAATTTTTGTAAAAGAAAAGATATTACTTCAAACTTAAGATCCTCTATATTATCTACTTCTGTATAGTAGAATTTAAAAGTATGAATAATGTTTTCAGCTAATTTATAGAATGCGTAGTGAATCTCTTTATTGTATATCTGATTCGCAATTGCTTGATTTGACGCAGCTCTATATCTTAAGATCGCCTCTTCAGTTTCAGAAGTAAAGTAAACATTTTTTGTTTTTGGTTTTCTTATTCTAGGTGTACCTTTTATGGTAAGACCCATATCCGGTTCCGGTTCAACCATTAATTCTTCTGCCATGATTTATTTTCTTCCTGTAAATTGTTGAACTCTAGCTTGGATTGCTTTTATGGTTTCAAAAAGTTGTAGCAACTCTGGGTCGGATTGTACCCACATTGTCATATCGATCTTGTTTACTAATCCGTTAAAATCGTCTGTTAATGCTAAAGTGTCGTTAACGAAGCTGCTTTGATTAAGTACGATTTCTTCTAATCTTTTATTTTTTTTATAAAGATTGTATACTATTGCACCAAAAATTGTGCCAAACCATAGTACTATTGCAATTATTCCTGTCATTTTAATTAAATTTGTGTTTCAACTCTGCTTGCCATTAAATCGGCTTGGTGAAGAATGTAAGGTAAGTTACATTTTAATTCAACGTCAGAGCTGTATGTTATATAATAAGGTTTGTTGGCCTCTTCGTAAAGACCATCGTGTAACTTGATTGCTAAGAATTCATTTTCAGTAACCGGTATGTTTGCTTGCTGTAAGTAGTACAAACTTCTATCAGCAACTCTCATATGAGTCATGTTGGTGTTTATCTTAAAATAAGCGCCTTGCTTTTCTACATGCCAAGAAGAGTCGTTAGGAAGGTAGAAAGGCTCTTCATTAGTACCCATTTTACCGAGGTCATGATTAATTGCAGAGAATACTAATTCTTCAATGGTATAAGTTTTCTTCTGACCAAAGCGTTCCCATACTTTATCTAGTACTAGAGAAGCTTCAACAACTCTATTAACATGATCTACGTATCCACCAGCAAAACAGTTGTGGTGACTAAGCTTAGTAGATGCTGGGCTAATGGCTAAAGTAACTTCGATGCCTTTATAGAATTCAAGTAGCTTGTCTTTTCTGTCTCCAGTTGGAATGTACTTTGTAATGTAACCATAGAACTTGCCTAGGTTCTCAAGGATTTGTTCTTCTGTTAGTTTTTTCATAACTTTTATTTTTGATTAAGATTCGTGTTCAGTATTGATTAGGTGCTGGACTTCATTTATCTTGTCTTGCATCTTTTCTAAAGTCTCTTTTAACTCTTGTGGAGGACGTAGTTGGGAAATTTGCGAACTTTGGTACATTATCATGTTTACCAATTCGCCTAGTTTTTTAGTAATTAATTCTTTGTATCTCATATTGTTAATTTAATAATTTTTTATCGTATCTATGATATTATCTATCGAGTACATTCCCATCGTTGATACCTTGTCAGATACCACTTTTATTTTGCCTATGTCCTTGTAATTCTCGGCGATATAGAAGATCTTGCCTTCCAGATTAACCATTGGATACGAATCGGTACCAGTAACGTCTTCTATGTTATCGCACATATTAGGATACTCTTCGCAAGGAATAGCGTCGTACTCAATTTTTAAACTATCTAAAGTAGTCTTTAATTTTTTACATTTATCGCAACC